AACAATGTAAATATTGAAAGAATTCTCAAAGTGTATGTTACAACAGAATCAACAAGTGCAACCACTGGATGCATACAAGTAGCGGGAGGCTTAGGAGTTTCAAAGAATCTTATATGTGGTGGTGCAATAGGAATCACATCCTCCACACAATCCACAAGTTCAACGACTGGATGCATACAAGTAGCAGGTGGTGTTGGAATCAAACGAGATTTATGGGTTGGTGGCACAATCCACGGAGGAATTGATGGCGTGATTAGTCCGGTTGCTCCTTTGACAATTACAGGCCCCGTTACATATCAATTTAGGTTACAATATGATGTTTCAACAAGTTCAACCTTTGGAGTTGATAGTGGTGGTGGACTTAATATTGATTGTGACAGTGGTTTAATGACAGTGACACCCCGAACAAAAATCAATAGTGCTGCTGATGCTTCAAGTTCGAGCACAGGAGCGGTAACAGTAGCAGGCGGTATTGGATGCGGTGGGAAATCATTTTTCGGAAATGCAACTGAGTCAACAAGTTCGATAACCGGAGCGATCATTTTATCTGGAGGTATGGGTGTATCCAAAAACTTATACATTGGTGGAACAACTAACATCTCAGGTATAACAACGATTCTTAACTCTGCCGTTTCATCTGGAACATCAACAGGTGCCCTTTTGATTGGAGGTGGTGTTGGTATAGCCGGAACTACATGGTGCAGTGGTTTGAATATAGTCGAAACGACAGTCACTGAAAACTTCGTTGGTATTGCAAGTCCGACGTTTGTATGCCATTACTTCAAAATGAATAATGTTGTGACTTGCACATTCAATTTCAATGGCACTCTCGGAGCCGGAATCACAGATAACGTCGTTTTTGCAGTTGGTGCACCAGTAGGATTCAGACCAATTACTAATTTAGCATATGCGACAAGTGTTATCAAAATAGGCGGCGCGACACATGTTCGTGTTAATGTAGTTATTACAACAGCTGGCGCTATATCGTTCTACGACTTAGAAGGTCATACACTTGAATGGTCAGCAGGTCTTTATTTGTTATCTCCCGTTCTACAATGGAATCTCTTTGATAATCATTTGTAAATACTTTACTTAGTGAATTTATTAAAATGACACTAAAAAAGTGTAGATATAACCTAATATGACACTACTTTAAATTTTATGCCACGAAAAATGACAGAAAAAAAGTGTAGATATACCCTAATATGACACTTCTGACACTTCTTTTTTAATATTTAATAGAAAATATAAATAATTAATATAATATTATTATATTAAAAATATGTGAATTTTTACCAGAAGAGAAATTTTCCCCAAATTTTCCTGTTATTAGTGTCATATTAGCCACTATGATTCCAAAAGAAGTGTCATTTTTGTGTCATGAGTTGTGTCATGGAAAAGTGGGAAAGTGAATATGACCCTTAATAAGACCATGACACTTAATATTTGACAAATAATTTATTTTAAACTTTTTTAACAATTTAATAATAAAATTAATTTATTTATTATAGAAAAAATAATTTATTTATCTAATATATAGAAATGGTTATTTTCAAGATAGGTGAAATCGAATTCAAAACTAAAAAAGCCGCTTTGGAGTATACACGTGACCGCATGCGAAACATGCCAATAGGTCATAAAAGGTCAGGGGGGGAAGAATATAAATTTATAAATGACCTACTTAAAAACCATCCAGAAAGAACCCAAAAGATTGGAAAAGGGATTGATTATTTTGAAGTTGAATTATTGATGAACTCTAAACATATCATTATCCATAGAGTGGATGGAACAACTACAGATATGAGTTATACATTATGCGGTGGAAAACCTCCGAAAACACCAAGACAATTATTAATAGATGCTATGAGAAGCGCAATACAAAAACAAATAAATAAATTCAAATTAAACATCAAATGTTGTAAAATGTGTAATATACAATGTCATCACTATGAAATTCACCATAAGGTTGAATTTATCAAATTGGCAAACACATTTATATCTTCATGGAAGAAACCAATACCCAATAAGTTTGACGATGATGATATTTCAAGGGCTACATTTAAAAAGATTGATTATGATTATGAGATTGCTTGGAGAAGATACCATAAAAAAACTTGCGAGTTGATGGCATTATGTCATCAATGTCATTCTAAATTAACATATTTTTAAAACTTTATTAATAATAAAAATTTATTAATATAGAAAATAATTTTCTTTTCTTAATAATATAGAGAAATGAAACATAATTTTGAGACAGTCAAAGAATATAGAGAATATCTCAACAAGAAACATAAAGAATGGATGGATAAACAACCTGATGAAGTTAAATCGAAGTATTCAACTAAAGCATGGTTAGAAAAACAAACGGATGAAGTAAGAAAAAAATATAAAAATAGACTTATTGGGTTTTGCTCACGTTGTAATAAAAAATGTAAGAACCTATACACTCATAATAAATCCAAAAAACACATGAGTAATTTAAACGCACCTTAAACTTGTGTGAAACATATAGATATAGGATTTTTGTAATTAAAATTATTTTAATAAATAATTTTTTTTTTCTAAAGGTATAATATATCAAGTCAAGTCAAGTCAAGTCAAGTCATGTCCAGTGAAAAACAACTTAAAGCGTTACAAGAGTATGGGTTTAAGATTGGATCTGTCAATATAACGACTGAATTAAAAAAGAATGGTGATTTAAGAAAAGTTCCATCGTATCCAAATGGTTCATGGAAAGAGAATGAACCAATTATAACCGATAAATGTAATTCTTACTATATAAGAACGGGAACATACAATAATCTCATAGTTTTAGATCTTGATGACATGGAAAATGATAAATGTATCGAGATGTTCGAATTAGCAAAAAAATGTAAATTACAAATAAAGACACGCAAAGGATACCATTTTTATTTTAAATATGATGTTGATTTTCCTAATTCAATTCGGGGTTCAAGTGGTCTGGGTATTCCGTTTGATCTACAATCAAATGATGCGATGGTTTTCTGCCCACCTGGCACATATAAAAGTGTCAAAGATGATAAAGTTTATAAATACACTATACATAAAAATGAAGGCTTCGGGAAAATGCCAAGCGAATTGAAAGAATACATCAATAATTTACTCAAAGGTAAAGATGTAATTAATCCTAAACCTAAAACAATTAAACCCAAAACAATTAAACCAAACAACCCAGATGAACCCAAACATGATATATCCAACAAAGATATCATAATTAGATTAATCAATGGATTAAAACCGGAACGGTCAACGTATGCACCAAATTGGAAGGCTGGAGCCTTCTGTATGAAATCAGAAGATTATGATGTTTCGTATTTCCATTATTTCAGTAAATTACATTATAAAAATTACGATGAACAAGAATGTGAGAAACTTTATACCAAACTCAAAGCAAAGACTAAAGAAGAGAAACGTATGACAATGTCCACTATGTGGTTTTGGTTAAAAGAAGATGATAAAGAATTATTCGATAAATTGACAGAAGAAGAATTCAATGAAAAATTAGAGATTGATTTATCTAAATATACTGAATTTGACTCTCAAATTTTTGTAGATTTATATTTTTTGGATATCAAAGAATTAAAAAATAAATATGAAGTAATATTTAATAAAACAAGATCGTTTAAATATTTCGATAAGTTTCATTATCATGATATTACCCAAGGATGTATATACGAGTTGAGCGAGGATGAAATCATAGCATACCCAAAAGATCCGTTCCCGAATTTAAATACCCGTAATATTAACTTTATATATATGTACCAACATGAACCAACAATTAGACTCGTTCGAAAAATTGTATTTAACCCAAGTTCAAAATATAATGGGAAGATAAATGAAATAAACTTATTTACTGGATTCAAGTTTCCACAACTTCCAATAACATCAGATATTGATCCATTCATAAATCATATTAAATCACTATTAAATGATAAACCAATTGAATATGATTATGTTTTGAATTGGATTTCTCATATTTTTCAATATCCCAACATAAAAACTAAGGCGGCTCTAGTTTTTTATTCTGACACTGAAGGCACAGGTAAAAATATCATTTTTGACACTCTTGAAAAAATACTTGGAAAATATTATTTTCACATGGAACAAATGATCGATTTTACTAAACGTTTTAATAGTCAATTTCAAAATAAATTATTAATTGTGGGTGATGAAATTAATGCACGAATGAAAGAAGCATCCAGTGAATTGAAAAATGTGATTACAAAACAAACGATTAATATTGAACACAAAAATCATGATCCGGTTAAATTGGCAGATTATGCTAATTATGTGTTTACCACAAATAATGAAAACGTTTTTAAAATTTCAGTAACTGACCGACGTATGGCTATTTTCCATTGTAAAGAAGAAAAAATAAAAAAAACTATTGTGAGAAATATTATTGATATTCAAGAAGATGACACTAAATTATCCCAGTTGATGACATATTTCTTAACTCGTGATATCAGTCAATTTGATCCAGAAGTTTTCCCAATCACTGAACATAAACGAGATTTAATAAAAATGGATCTACCGGCATATATTAGAATGTTTATCACTGATTTAGACTTATTTGTTGATGAAGAATTAACATCTGAAAGAATTTATAAAATGAGTATTGACTATGCAAAATTAAATAATCTCGTTAGAACATACACATCACGCAAATGTTCGTTGGATATAAAAAAATTATTTAACAAGTTCTATGTGAGAAAACTAGATAAACGATTTTATTTCTTCGAAAAGTCTGACAGCCTTAAGAAATATATTCATGATATTATTGAGGAATACATAAAAAAGATAACAACAAGATAATTCATTAATTAAATTAATTAAATTGGATGAGAAAAAGAGGGTCGAAAATTTTTCATTTATGTGTAAATTTGTAAACCCTTATAATTTTCATTATTTAGAAAATTATCACACGGCTCATTTTTATTTTTTTGAAAATATTTTTTTTTGTATACCCATTATATAGCATCTCATATAACATGGTGGTTTACGGCTATCTCCGAGTATCTACGGCAAAACAAGATGAAAACAATTATAAAACCTCTATACTCCAATTGGCTAACGAAAAAGATTTGGGAAAGGTCTTATGGATCCAAGAAACCATCAGCGGACGAAAGGATTGGCGTCATCGGCTATTGGGTCAAGAGTTCGAAAAAATGAAGGAGGGCGATATAATCGTGGTAGGAGAATACAGTAGGATAGGGAGAGATTTTTTGCAATCCATGGAATTTTTGGCAGAGTGTAGGCGCAGAGGAGTAAAGGTCTACAGTACTTTAGGAGATATACCTATGAACAATGATGCTACAAGTAATTTACTACTGGCAGTCACGGCATGGAAGAATCAATGTGAACGTGAGAATTTGGCATACAGAACCAAGATAGGTATGGCAGCACATCAGGCTCATGGTTCAGTTTTGGGACGTCGAAAAGAAATGATATTGGATAAAGACATAAACAATGAAAAGAAGATCTCTGAAATGTTGGCATCAGGTGTAAAACTAAAATGCATCTGTGAAACTTTCAAATGTACAGCCCCAACCATCAGAAAATATATCAAACAACATAGTCTGTCTAAAAAATAAAATGTATGATTATATATATATGGATAAAGACATCAAAACATCATTAGACGAAATTGTTAAATGTTATTGGAGATATCAGCGATTGAACACACACATCAATTTAAATTGATTCAAGATATCAAAGATGAAATAAGGAATAGATTAATGGGAAAGGACGCCATTCTATTTAAGGATATGGATAATGTTGATTTATACAATTGTTTCATAACCGTTTTTAGACATGAAGCAAAAAAAGATATGCAAATCGCTATGTTATCACAAAAAAGACATCAAATTATAACCATGTTGTTCGAAGATGATGATGTGGAATGTGATGATATTTTGTAATTATTTTTAACTTCAACGTATTGGAATACGTTGGAATTACCCACTTTTATAATTATGGCGTAATTACATATTGTATTTAGAAATTAATTTTGGTGTATATTGTATATTCCAAAAAAATTTACAGATTATTGGAAACTTTGAATTTATAATTATAATATCTCTTTTAAGGATATAATTAAATGAGTGTTACAAAGACAACGACAACGACAGCCTTGAATTGCTCACAACTTGCACTTTCGGAAGTAGAGAAACTAATCCTTAAAATTGTCACTGAGGTCGCAATAGATGCTAATAAATATGATTCTTGTTTTGATCAAAAAATCACAAGTTCTGATGTTATAGCGCATTCTATTGAAGAAGTGGTCGCTCTTCTCGAATTTCGAAAAAGTTTAAAAAGAGATAAAGTCGATAGAATTAAAACATTACGAAACAAATTCAAAAAAACATTTAACTGAACATGACATTGTAACAAACTTTGACTTTTATATCTTCATTCCTGTTATTTTTAACATATAACAAGAAACACTTCGGATCGTCCGATTCAACGATTTGATGAACAACATTATCTAATGGGTTCGAAAATACGAGATTCGCGGATAAGATATGAGTGATCGGTAGATTTTTCAATGGGGTTATTTTCAATAAACATTCTTCATTTGCTACGATCTTTTCTGATAAAACAATTGTATTAATTTCAGACAAAGGTTCATGTTTGGTTACTTCTTTGACAAGTTCGTTTATCTTGATGGTTTTCTTTGTGATGATTGGGTAATCAACTTCGGATAAGATACATGGCGAAGTATCTCCATTATTTGATTTTTCCAAAGAAGAGGGATTCTCTATATTTTTTTTTTCAACCAATACTTTGATATCGTTCACATAACGCTCGATAATTTCCGTGGAACCTTCGACCATATCATCTTTTTCATCTTTGACCTGAACGCTGACATTTGCGGGTGCTGGTTCAATTGTTGTCGACTGGTTTACTTCTGTATGTATCATTTTCGTTGGTGGTGTCGGTGTATGAGATTTTTTAATTTGGACTCGATTTTTCATATAATATACACCAAGAATTTAATTTGTAAATCTATATTATATAATGTCGTACGTTGGGCAAATTCCGTATTCGCTTTATGGTAAAGGAGGGATGACTGTAGGAGGCCGATATAGAGGTCCTAAAAGTGCCCCTGTATCCAAAACCGCGGCTAAAAAAATGTATATGGAAAACTTAAAAAAACGCGGAATACCACCAAAAATGAGACTTGTGTTGTGGACAGCTGAAGAAGCACACAAAAAAATGATTGACTTGAGACAATTATCTGGATTACCGAAATTCTTAAAGAAAGCAGCACCTAAAAAGAAAGCAGAACCTAAAAAGAAAGCAGCACCTAAAAAGAAAGCAGCACCTAAAAAGAAAGCAGCACCTAAAAAGAAAGCAGCACCTAAAAAGAAAGTATCACCTAAAAAAAAAAACATCTCTAAAAAATTAATTGTTAAAAATAAGGGAGGGATGGCAAGTGGTGGTATTTACAGAGTTCGTCGTGGTAATAATTCAAAAAAATCTATTGCACAATCATATGCAGCATTTAAAAATCTATTGATGAAAAGAGGATACCCAAAAAGTGCATTGGCGAAAACATGGAAGAATGAAGAATCTATAAAATCAAATACAGATTTTAGACGTGCAGGTGTATATCCTAAATATAAAGGTTCAAAGAATCCGTGGATTGTGTTTTTCAAAAAATATTCACAAACTCATAAAAAGCACCCTGGACAATTACAGAAAGATTTCGTCAAACAAGCGGTCGCAGAATACAACAATAAAAAGCAATATGACCCAGAGGCCGAGGCTCTAGCTGAAAACATCCCAAGCGAGGAGGATTCTATGGAATTTTACGCAGACGAAGGAGAAGAAGAAGGCGAAAAAACGGGACTCATGGAAATAACTGAAGATGAATTAAACGAGAATTTTGAAAAATTGTTAACTAAATTGTTGGGCAGCGGGATATCCCTTAAAAAAAAAAGATATACGTAGGTGGCAATATATTTAAAAACATCAAAATGTTTTTTACAGGACGCAGTAATTTAAAGCCTTCAGTTCGCGATTTATTAAAACAATATGGTGATTTGCCTATTACTCAAATTCAAATATGCAGACAAGTAATTCAGAGATTTGTATCGGCTTTTATTGATGTGACAAATAAGATGTCATTTCGGGATAAACCTCATGATAAATTATTCCATTTATATTTAATTGCAACACTTTCAAATGGTATTTCATTAAAATTGGAAAAGAATGAAGATATTAATTTATCGATATATGACCCCCATGATCTCGGCGAAAGTGCTCCTGTTAGATTGAATGAAGATTATACGTTGAATGGTTTACTCAATAATACCTTAAATAAAGTAGGTCAAAAACGATTTTATACGTATGATGCATTTAGCACGAATTGTCAATTATTTATCATGGATATTTTAACATCAAATAATTTTGAGATTCCTGATGTTTTACGAGATTTCATACTCCAAGACGTAGCGGCATTATCTCCGGGATGGGTCAAGAAACTAACTCATTTTTTCACTTCTTTGGCGAGTCGTGGGAAAGTTTTATATCAAGGGGCTTCAACTGGAAGCATCAATAATATTCCAATTGTCAAAATGAATATATGCCGTACCATTATTTCAAAACATATATCGTCATTTAAGACTATAGCCAATTTATTAAAAACTCGTTATTATCAAAAAAGTATTCCACACGATAATTTATTTAAGATCTTTTTTGTGTTTGAGTTAGAAAATGGTGAAGTTGTTAAAATGGAAAAACAGCCTTCGGGAATAAACATTGAGCCATTCGTTACTGAGCCTTTGGTTGACTGTGTAATGATAAACGTAAATAAATCTGTTTCTATTAATGATCTATTAACTAATGCAGTCGAAAAATTAGGTCAACAAAGGATTTATAACTATGATAATACACGTTATAATGCAACTCGTTTCATTATTGATATTCTCGAATCGAATGGTTTGGGTTTGGATCTTCAAACTAAATTATTCGTATTATCTGACATTACGTATCTTGCTCCTGATTTTGCCACGAAGTTCGGCACGTTGTTACCAAATTAAAAAATCATTTTAGTTAATTATTATGTATTTCAAATATATAATGAGTCTGACCTACAAAGAATCAGCGAATGCTATTCCTATAGCCAAAATAAAAGGAAGTGGGCGGGTCATATTTTTATTACCTAATTCTACAGTGTTCAAACACGTTTCGAAGTATCAAGCAAAGATAAGATGCCCTCATTGTAAGAAAGAATTATCTAATAAAGATCGATTGAAATATCATTTGACAATTTGCCCAAAACGGAATCAATATATTGATGTAAGACCTAAAATAGAGTTGAATGAAAATGACTTTCTACAGAAATTGCCTCTTCCATTGGAAGAGCACGAAGTTATGTTTGTCACTGGTGTGCCAAAATGTGGCAAGACATATTTTGTAAATGAATATGCGAAACTCTTCAAATATTTATTTGACTTACCCGTTTACAGAATATCGAGAGTTGACCATGATGAAACACTCAAACGCGATGAAAAGAAATATATAAATATTCCAATAACTGATGAATTAGTAAACGACCCCTTTAAATTGGAAGATTTTTCAAACTCACTTGTTATTTTTGATGATATCGAATCTTCCGAGTTTCCTAAAGCCACAAAAAAGGCATACAGCCTATTAGATGATATGTGTAAAAATGGCCGCCACCATCGAATTAATGTCGTATTTTGTAATCAAGAGTGTCGTATGGGTATCAAAACAAAACCAATTCTTTCAACTGTCACCACGCTGGTGATATTCCCGCAAAATTGCAGTTTATTCCAAACTGAAAGATTGTTGAAGGATCACGTAGGAATGTCGAAGGTTCAAATAAATAATGCACTCAAAATAAATTCGCGTTGGTTGGTTATAAGTAAAGCATCTCCTCAGTACATTATGCACGAACATGGCATCTATTTATTAGGTAAAGAATTATATTGACTAAATATATATGGATACCAAAACACCATTATCCGCGGCTGAAATAGTTCAAAAAATAGGTTGTGCCTTCTTGCCTTATTCACGAATGCACCAAATTACTCATATTGATGAGTTGTTACCATGTTCTCTTATATTATATGAATTGGAACGAGTTGGTCATTTCTGTTGTGTTTTCGAGAATTCACAGGGTATCAACTTTTTTGATCCAATGGGATTCAAAATTGATTCGGAACTGAATCTGACGAACCCGAATCGCATAAAAGCACTAAAACACGATTACACGTATTTGATAAATCTACTGTTAAATCAAGATAAGCCAGTTATTTACAATGAGTATAAACTTCAAAAACCAGGAACATCAACGTGTGGACATTGGTGTACAATTAGAATGATATATTCTAATTTACAATGTGATGAATTCGCAAAATGTTTCAAACCGATTAAATCCAAAGATTCAACTATCGTTAAATTATATTCTTCAATATAAATTTCTTAAGGTATAATATAGATGCCGCTTTACTATACGCTCCAATACAACAACGTTTCAGGGGTTTTAAAACCCTTAGAATTCAACGCGAGTTTTCAAAGACCATTGATTGAAAACCCCCAAGAGTGGGATGTTTCTGTGATTAGGTTCAAGATTCCGAATTACGAAACGCCCATATTCACTTTTACGGACAATTTATACTATATGTCACTGGAATACAATGGAACTTATGCCCGTTTGCCAGTCAAGTACATTCCTCAAAATGATGCTGTGAATAATCGCCACGTGTTTGAAATCCAAGGTTTTATAGCAATGCTCAATTATACAATTAAAAATGGTGATCCATTACCCGCTAATTGTTTATATAATGAAATTCAAAAAACAGTCATGCTTCCTACTTCAGTAATGCCTTATTTTGTTTATGACGAAACAACCAAATTAATATCGTTGATTGCCAATGATAAATTTTTAGATACACAAACGACACCCATAAGACTTTTCGTAAACAATGCATTATATCAAATGATCCAAGGATTTCCTACTTATCATTATACAAATATTCATGAGTTTCATCTACTGGTTCAAGATTACTATAATTACAATTTATATAATACAACTTATTATAAAATGACACAACAGGCGCCTTCGTTTGGCTTGATGTCTGACATGAGTGGTCTTATTTTAACTTCCTCATTACCAATACAGAATGAGTCAACAGGTATTCAATTTTCAGTTCCAACTGATGTAATGAATCAAGGTCAACAAGTCAGTGTCCCGATTTTACAAGATTTTATTCCGACGGAACTCGACATATCTACATTTAGTAAGGATATTGTTTATAATGCTATAACACCGTATCGTCAAGTTGAAATGATCTCGAATTCACCAATTTATAATGTTAATGTCAAAGCATATATTCAAAACATTTCTGGGACTTTAACACAAACACAAATGCCCCCTTATGCATCTGCTAACATTAAACTAATGTTCACTAAAAAGAAAGATAATAAGTATGCTTAAAAAAATTTAGATGTGCACTTCACTAACACTTAATTAATTAATTATATTTTTTAAAGAATATAATTAAAGATAAAATTTTTTAAATTCCACCAATTCCACCAATTTCAATTTGTTTATTTGTATTGTTTCAAACGAGCCATTAATTCTTTCCGTGACATTGCTCTACCACCATCGCCGTACCCAATACTGCTTACAGCATGAGATGCAATTTGAGCGGCTGGATGAGGAATATACGATAAACCTTTGCTAATCAGTTTATTATCCTTGATAAATTTAAAAACTGGCTTGGCATATGACCCAATTTTTTTGACGAAATCACCGAATGACCCACCCAAATAACCTAATGCGGTATTGTAATCTGCATATTCTCCGTCTTCTCCACTTATACCCAAAATCGATTCGACTTGGCCTCCTGCGTGCATAATTACTTTTTGTTGTGCAGAAGTGATAATATATAGAGATGGTGCCGTAATATTAGTAGTTTGATTTACATTTGTGCAATTAACAGACATTTGTAGGTTGTATGCTCCGATTTTACCCACATATTCGTTAGGTGCGATTGTGATGTCTTTTCCGAAAAAGAGTTTAAGAAACGATCCTTTTAAGCCGATTTTAGTAGCGCATGAAGCGCCACCCGCGTTTGTTATGCCGTACCACTCTTCCCACGTGTCCTGAAGTCCATTAGAAACCGCAATTTTGAACAAATCATGCGTCGAAGCGGACGACAGGATGCCCGAAATGTTGTTGAACTGAATCGAAACGCTGTCGATTCGCATCCCTGTATCGGCGGATTGATATGTTAAGTTTGCGTTCGATTCTCTGACAAACACTAATAAATATTTTGGAATTATATTGAGTTGGATATTACTGGAAGGTATTGTAATAGGCGTATTCGGGACACCTACAGTATCGTGTGTCGTTACAAAACGATTCAGATCTTCGCTGTTGTATGCAATCGTACGAGGCACGTAATCAATTGGAGGAGTGCTATACATTTGGTACAAAATAGGCTGTTTCATCGTTACAGTCATTGATGATACAGTGATGCCAGGTACAACATACTGAGACATAATTCGAGTTAGATTCGATGAATAATTCCGGACTAAATCGAGGGTTTTAACGTTGGTGAGCCCCAAGCCCATTCCAAATTCTCGGTGAAGAATAGGGATAAACAGAGGTTCGTAAATCGTCATATTTATAGTGGCCGCTGTGCTACTATTTACAATTGCCATTGGGTAACCACCACGTGCTTGATGGTGGTCAATCGCGTTGAAATATGGTCCAAGAGGGTTATTGTTTGATAAAATACCATCGCTGTAATTTGAATAATTGTCAAGCATGCTTGGGAACGATGAAAATTTAGACTGTTTCCAATAATGTGCCATATATGGCACTATTTCACTGCTCAACATTACAAATGTTTGGTTATTGACCGTGAGTTGATCAGACGCACTAATGGAAGCCATAGGGAACGCACGCGGCGCAAAAAGGGAACCCTGCAAGGTATTCGTTTGAGATGAAGTTCCCATTGTGGCTGCATACGTAACTGTCACTGGGTGAGCAATCATGAAACAGCGATCAATAAAAACACTCGTGGAGGGTGGGGGTAGGCTCCAGCTCGATTGAGAGCCTGAATACGAAGTACTGATCCACTGACGGCATGAAACTGCCGCCGGTGATACTAATTTAACATCAACATGTTCGAGGTGTCCATCAATCACAGGGCAAATCGTCGTCACCGTTTTCGGTTTATAATCTGCATAACCCACACCAGACTGAGGTTGTGGTTGTGGTTGTGGTTGTGGTTGTGGTTGTTGCATTTGAGGCACAAGGGGTGCCGGAGGTTGAGGTGGTGCCATTCCCATAGATTCTTCTGCTGTTCGTCCGCCATTTGAGTAAAACATTATATAATGTTAGTGATGAAAATAATTTTTATAAATCTATATATTTAATCTTTGTATATTTAATCTTTGTATATTTTAAATATCTGTGTATTATATATAAATGTCCGTCAAAGAAATTACTTACGATAACAATTATGTCATTAAATGTGGGTCGCTCAATGTCCAATCTGATTTAACTGTTGGCGGATCCTTAGATTTAGGAAGTTTGAATTTACAGGATTTGACAATTACAGGCAGCCAAAATGCCACAAGTGAAACAACTGGTGCCCTACAAGTTGCTGGAGGCATGGGAGTCGTGCAAGATTTATATGTTGGCGGGACTTTAACGTGTACTGATATCGTTTATAAAGCATCAGAAATTGTCACTAATACAGAAGATTCAACAAGTTTGACAACTGGAGCGCTTCAAGTTGCTGGTGGCGCTGCTATTACGAAGGCTCTCAATATTGGAGGTGCTCTTTCCATTTATAACACTACACCGGCCACGAGTTATGACACTGGTTCTTTAATTGTAGGAGGTGGATCGAGTTTCGCATCAGATGCATTTTTTGGTGGGGATGTTACAGTTGCTGGTAGCATTAAATATTTGGGAACGCTACTGACATCTACGGCTGAATCGACATCTATAACAACCGGCTGTCTCGTTTTAGGTGGTGGCGTTGGTATTGCGAAAAAATTGAACGTCGGTGGTTATATTGAAGCACCAGGTTTGACTTTGACAGAAGCGAACGCCTCAACCAGTGCGACCACCGGAGATTTAGTTGTGGCAGGAGGCATCGGTATTGGAAATAACGTTCATGTCGTTGGGAATGTCGTAGTGAATGGTTACACTGATACAAAAAGCCTAAGAATTACCTCATCAGGTAATTCAACAAGCGTGACAACTGGAGCACTCACTCTTTCAGGTGGTTTGGGTGTTAGCCAAGATGTATTTATTGGTGGAATCACAAATATCACAACTACAACAGCAAATCAATTGACATTAGGACATGACGCTGCGAATTATGTAACTTTCAATGTGGATTCGGGCGGTGACCTGGGAATTGATGCTTCAGGTAATAATGTGAATTTTTTGAACACTGATGTGATCACAATTTTAAACACTGCAGCGGCATCATCAACATCATCTGGAGTGGTTCAAGTGAAAGGCGGCGTCGGAATTGGTAAAAATTTACGTGTTGGTGGTCAGTCCAGCATTATCTCAACGACTGCTACACAATTAACATTAGGATACAATAGTAGCAATACGGTAGGTTTCAATGTCACAAGTGGGGGTGATCTTTCTGTAGATTGTAGTGGTAATGACTTTTCATTCGCGAACACCGACCTTGTTGGTATTTTGGCAACAACTCAATCAACAACTACAAGCCAAGGGTCATTAGTTGTTGGTGGTGGTGTTGGCATTGGTAAAAACTTGAATGTGGGCGGCATTCTATCAACTGTAAGTAATTACGCGGGAAATTTACTGAAATATGCGACGGCGAATACGTGGTATCAAATTTATGAACATACTGGTCAAAATTACGATGGTTCTGGTTCGACGGATATTGGAATCAAAATAACTGTCGATAGTAGATATACGTCGCAAAATCTTACAAGCCTTGTTATATATCTTTATCAAACAAGCAACGCATCTCATTATGGTTATATCACAAATCCAACTGCTTCAAATACGGCTATTCAACCGGACATCGTTGTTTATAAAGATAATGCAGCATCAAATACAACAGTTAAAATTTATGTTAGATGGGTAACAACTGCATCCGCAGGACTGTTTAATTGCAATTTCACAGGTTCTCCCACTATGGTACGATATGCGACTCAAATCGGAACTTATGTATCACGCGGAACAGGAACTGTACCCGACAATATCACAGTAAATGATGCTGTTTATCTCACAAATAAAACATCCACAGGTGTCGTTCCAAGAGGGCCAATCACAATTGACGAAACTAATGTTGTAATATCTGTTAATTATGGGGCGAATGCAGGTAATGCATTAGCAACAGGTCATGGTACGAACGACTGTTGTTCAAATGGCTCTATTATTGTGGCAGTGCCTACAATAGGATACAATCAAATATATTACTCATATGATGGAATTTCATGGTATCTATCACCAAGTACTATAAATGCGGCTTCAGTAGTTGGTTGTACCTACAACTGGAATACTGGAGTCTTTTGTGCTAATGGTTATCTATATTGTTATTTATCCACTGATGGCATCAACTGGACAGAATATTCATCTCTACTGGGAAATTCAAATTATGCATACAATTCTCCACGTCGAATGATATATGACGGACAAAAATTCTATGGTGTAAATTCAGCAATTGCAAGTTCTACAGTTTTTTACAGTTATGACGGAATTACTTGGTCGGACTGTGTATGTGCAGCTGGTTTTCCGATTGTATTGGCAGATATTGACTGTGACATTATTAGTCATACTTATATAGCCATTTCTTCTAATAACAACATGACTGAATATGTACGCAGTACTGACGGAATCAACTTTACAAAAATTAATGGATTACCGGCTGACATTTGGAGAGGAATAGGATATGGTGCAGGGGTATGGTTAGTTGCCAGCGGGACAAATTCATTGATATATCGGTCACTTGATAATGGACTAACATTCAGTCTTGTTCACACATCAACCGCGCCATTGATTCTAAATCAACCCTATTATTACAATCCTAAAGGAAGACATTTAGAAGGAGGAACGTGGTTCGTTTGCTCTGATGCTTCTGGTGACAACTTGATATATTCATTGAGCAATGGTGACGTTGGTTCATGGGTCAATTTAGCAGGTGGTAGTTTTCAAATACGTGCCGTTTTAGTTCATCAAGGTAGATTTATATGTGGTCGTGGCGTTGTGACTCCTTATTACATTGATCTTCATCAAGAAGCCTTCAATGTCATTGGAAATACTGAAATTTCAGGTTCATTAAATAGTGGAGAAATGCATTCTGGAAGTCTGTTATTGGATGGTAATTATACATCTACGAGTCCAACAAATGGTTCATTACAAGTCTTCGGAGGTGCAGGATTTAACAACAATGTAAATATTGGGGGAATTCTCAAAGTGTATGTTACAACAGAATCAACAAGTGCAACCACTGGATGCATACAAGTAGCGGGAGGCTTAGGAGTTTCAAAGAATCTTATATGTGGTGGTGCAATAGGAATCACATCCTC